ACATTAGGTTTAGCCATATCATCTGGTTTATAAAAACATATATCACCATTTGATTTATCAACAACTAGAAAGCCACCTGCTTTTGTACCACATCCTGCTTCATAACCTGCTAACTGGGCATGATAACCAAAAGGGTCATCACCTACTATCTCACCTGATTTAAATTTCTTAAAACTAAATGATGAAGCTGACTTAACATCACATATCTCACCATCAATTATACTATCTATATGTCCTGCTACACCTTCTACTTCTACTTTTCTTTGTTGGTCTTCTACTTTATGACCTGCTAATTCTGCTAAGTATAGTACTAAGTGTTCAATGATATGACCATACAAAAATTTTAAATTCATTCCTGCATCTTCATCTTTCCTATCCTTAGGACTATGTTTATCATACCATAGTTGTCTAGATGGTTTACCTATAGAAGACATTCTTAGTTGTCCTTCTTTATCTGGTCTTACTCGTGGTGTGTTCCAAGCTAACATAGCTTCTTTAATATTCTTTAAGAATACATCCATGTTTTTATCTGTCATGTTCAGAGATTTACCTTCAGAAATACCAGCAATCAAAGATTTAATATCGTCTGCTAATGTACTAATGTGTTTCTGACCAGTTGTTTCCGATTTTATATTTTGCATTTAGTGGACACCTTACATTTAATTGTTTACCTGCATCTACAATTGATTGTACTGCTAACTTTCCAAACTCTTCTACTCTATTCTCTTCAACTTCGTATTGGAACTCATCATGTACATTCACTACTGGAAATGCTTTTATTTTATTTATACTAACATATTCCTCTAACAATGTCAACGCATATTTCATAACAGTTGCACCTGCACCTTGAAGTAAAGTGTTTAATGCTGCATGAGGATATCTTATTATTATTTTTCTTCCGTCAAGTCCTTTAACCCATCTTCTACTAGCAATTCTTTCTACCTTTTCTCTTAAACTTCTAAGGCTTGGTGTTGCTTTAAGAAACTTTTCCTTAATTTTTTCACCATCTTTTTCTGAACCTCCAATAATACTACCTATCTTTTTTGAACCTGCTCCATAGATGAATGCATAAATAAAAGTTTTACTTTCATCTCTTGAATTTAATCCAGCAGCAAGTTGATTAGTAGTATGTATATCACCATTAACAACTTCATGTATATAATCTTTATCATTCATGTAGTGTGCTAACATTCTTAACTCTAAACCTGAAGCATCAACTCCAACTAATTTATAACCTTTGTTTACTACCCATAATGCTCTACATTCTTTTCCGTACTCAGAGTACACAGCAGGAACTTGAGCCATGTTGGGCGACTGATGGCTCATCCTTCCAGTTATTGTTCCGTTAGTAATAACTTTACCATGTACTCTTCCGTCTTCCTTAACAGCTTCAATCCAAGAACTTACTTGAGCAATTCTTTTCTGTAGCATTAGGAATCTTTTTATTAGTTTAGCTTCAGGAATATTATGTATCTGTGATAATACTTTCTCATCTACAATCGTATGTCCTTTATCAGTTTTCTTTTTTGGTTTCCATCCAAGAAGAACTAATCGTTCAGCAATCTGTTGCCTTGAACCTAAATTAAATTCTTTATATTTTACCTTAGTAAAAGGAACTCCTTTAATATAACCTCTTGATTTGTTATTAGACTTAGGTATGAATACTGTTTCTACTTTTAATGGTGGGAATGTTTCTCTAACCTTTGAAGTTAAATCATTCATGTCTTCTTGAAACTTACATTGTAATTCATAAGCATCAATGATATTAAGTTTGAAACCTTTTTCATGTTGACCTTGAATTATCTCTGCAGTTTTATGTTCTAACTCTATTGATTGTCCAAAGTCTTTTGTTTTATTAATTAAAAATTTATATAACTTAGCAGTTACATCAACATCATTTCTACAATAGGTTAACATTTCTTCAGTAAAGAAATCAAATTGTTCAAAGGGTATCTTACCTTGTCCTAACTTAGTTCCCCAGTTTCTTAATGAATGTCCACCTTCTATCATAGGATTTAATAATCTAGATAGTACTAATGTATCTGTCTTCTTACAATGTGCAAACAAATCATAACCAAAAATTTTATTAACAACTGGTATATCAAATCCAATTATGTTATGACCTATTACTTCTTCAGTTTGTTTTATAAACTCTTCAAACCTATGAAGCTTATCTTCTCTAAACTGATAATAGGTGTCACCATGTTTACACACGATGCACCATATTTTATCAGCCGTCATGGTTGTTTCTATATCAAATACAACCTTATTAAAAGTCATCAGACTTTACCTCTGTTAATCTACCAGTATCTATATCGTATCTTAAGTCACAACAAGGACCAGTAATACCAGAGAATCTATTCTTTAGTACTCTTATTCTAGTAGTATTCCTAACCTCAGGGTCATCATTTTGTGCGTCTCTCTCAAGCCCTATAACTATATCACTTAGTTGACCTATACTTGCTGACCCTCTAAGTTGTGATAGTGATGTTGCTGCACCTTCTTCGTGACCCTTACCCTCTGGTCTTCTTAAGTGTGATACAACTATCAAAGATATACCTGTCTCTTGAACAAGTGTTCTAAGTCTAGTCATAATTTCATCTAATGCTCTTCTCTCATCTCCGTGTTGTTGGTCGGAAACAATAATACTTATATGGTCAATGACTACATACTTACAATCTAAACCTTTGGATAAGAACCTAACTCTTGAAACAATATTATCAATAGAGTTAGAACCAAAATGGTCAAACATAAATACTCTTCCAGTACCTAGTGTAGCATCAAAGTAACTTTTCATTTCTTCTTTACTAACATGAACATCTGGTAAGTGTAATCTTTGATTAGCTTCAACACTCATCAAACCTTTTGATGTTATAACTGGTGTCTCTTCTAACATTAACAAACCAATATTATCTTCAGTTGATTTTATAATATGATGAACTACTTCTCTCATTACTTGTGTCTTACCTAGTCCACTACCTGCAGTAAATGTTACTAACTCGGATGGTCTTAATCCATAAGTAATTTTATTCAATCCTTCAAATGGATATTGAACAAATGATTTAGTCATTGGTTTTAATACATCATCTAATAATGTATTAGCATTTATAATACCATCTGGTGCAAATACTTTTGCATCCCAAAATGCTTTGTTATAAATCTGTATTTTATTTTTTGTTAAACAATCAGACGCATCTTTAAACCCTTCAGGTAAATGCATAATCTTACATTTTCCTGGTGAGAATAACTCTGCTACCTTCATAGCACCATCGATACCATGCTCATCGTTATCAAAATTTAAAAGAACATTATCAAAATTATTTTCTAACCATTCTAAACTTACCTTAATATCTTTTACAGCAGACGCAATACCATTCTTAATACTAACTACTGGTGTATGATAAGTACCCTTGACCATCATCTGATATGCAGATAAACAATCTAACTCTCCTTCAGTAACTATAATGTATTTGTTTTTAGAAAAAAGATGTTGACCAAACAGACCAGAGTTTTTAGTATTACCTTGTATACTAAATTCTTTTAGCTTAGTGTATCTAGTTTTAGTTGCTATCTTAGCACCTTGTATATCGTGATAAGGATAGTAGTGACTTGTGATTGAACCCATACTATCCATCTTAACTGTAACCCCAAACTTTTTACAAGTCGGTTCAGAGATTCCTCTATCTACAATTTCTGCATAGTTAGAATCTTGCATAAAGTTTTTAACTTCATATTCGTTATTACTATTTGTTGTTGTTGGTTGTGAGTGCATATCGTATTCCTTTATGTATTCTTGACATGAAAAACAATACGCAGAATTATTTGCATTCACAGATACTGCATCACTACTTGAACATAGTGGACAGGGTAAGTGAAACTTTACAAATCCTTTGTTATTTACTTCTTCCATTGTCGCCCTTATGGTTATTACTATTCAAAAAAAAAGGAAGCCAACTCTACTACAAGCTGACTTCCCTCAGGATAATGATAAATGATGACACACTAAATGTCCTTCACTTATAAGATGTTATACTAAAAATCTTCCTTAATGTCAACACTTGCACTAGAGCCATCTGCGTTTTTAGTAGAGACACTTTCTTCTACTTCAAACTCTTCTCTTGGTGAGTACTCGATTAAGTCCATCACTTGAACAGCTTGTAAGTCTAGTCCTGTACCCTTCTTACCTTTGAAGTTCCATTCATAGGGTCTGTACATTACCTTAACCTTACTGCCATTACCTACTATCTTATCAAGTGGTTGTTTACCAGCATCAACTAAAGTTGGTTGACTATTCTTATCACCATTAGCTTTAGATACTTTTCTTTTAAATCTAACTATGTTAGATATTGTTTGTTCATCGATAACAGTTTCTCCTACAGAGATTCCTTGACTTCGAATATCTTCTGCTGTAGCATCATCAACTGCTAAGTCGATTCTCCACATAGGTTCAAACTTTTCGTTTGGTCGTGTCAGAGAAGCCCAGTATGCTGTGCCTTCAATTATAGCCATATGTATTTCCTTTGTTATTATTGTTAATTGTTATTGTAACACTATCATACTTCATCGTCTTTGTCAACACTTGTTTTAACTTTATTCTCAAGCATTTCTTCTATCTTCTTATCGATGTTTAGTTTAATAGTTTGTTTCTTATTCAGCTTTTCCTGAAGTTCAGCTATCTTAGAACCCATAGATTGAACATCATTATTAGCCTGTTCTAATTGTATTAGAATTTTTTTAATCTTACTATCCTTTTGAGTTATAGTTTCGTTTAACTCTTGCTTCTCTTTTGTTAATTCAGAGATTGTAGATTTGTATTCAGTAAGTAAAGTTTTATCTGTCATATATTTTTTAGTTGTCTTGCATATAAGTAATCATCTTTATCTTCATGCTCCTCATAACAAGTGTCACAAAGTTTTATATTCCTATCTGATTTATACCTTCTCATAGTTCCTCCATGTTTACTACACTCACACTTATGGCAAGTATCTTGAAAGTTTAAACCACCATCCATCATTCCCATATTATTTTATGCTTATACATTCTTCAGTAAATAATACTTTCAAAGGTAACACTACACACTTGGATGCTCTATAGTCTCCAATGCTTTTAGTGTGTGTCTTCTTGTATTTCTTTACAATCTTTTTTAATCTTGATACTCTAAAGACTAACATACAATGTTCCTTACCATCAAG